ACCCTATCGTTGCTTATCGTAGATATGTTATTAACGAAAAGCACTATGCCAAGTGGGAGAAAGGCAGGTCAAAACCTAAGTGGTGGAATAAAGATTATGAAGAAGCACTTGCAATTTAATTAAAAGTATGGTATAATGGAGCACTAAATTATGAAAGCACAAAGAGATATATTTTATTCAACAACAAAACAAGTCACTGAAGACGAGTACAAAAGGTTTGTAGATTATGTTTATGATAACTACGAGGAATGGTACGAGCATAAAGTTTGTTATGAAGTTTCTAAAACTAATGGCAACTACTTCGTGACATTGTATGGTAATGAGATTGTCACTTTCAATGACATCTTTTAATTGACATGGTAGCCCTCAACAAAACCTTCCTAACCATGTTAATGTGTCTTGCAAAAAGACAAGTGGCTAGGTAAATCCTAGATTAAATTCGGGGTACTAGCCACTATAATTTTCGGAGGAATATGAAAAAACAAAAACAACAAATAGATTATGGTATGTATGCAGAGCGTTTAAACAGTGTCATGTATTACAATGCTCCAGACTATCAGTTTACTTTAGCTGATGAGAAGTATCATAACTATGCTACCTTAGTAGTTGGCAGTAATCATTTAAGGATAACTAAAAATGATACTGAGTTATCTACTAAAGATTTAAAAGAACACATCATCAATGAGTGGTTTGCCGAAGAGAACGAAATGACTAGGCAAAAAAATAATGCAAAGCGAAAAGAAAAAAGACTTGCAATTTAAATCTACTTGTGATATAATGTGCAAAGTAATTAAAACAATTTATATATAGGAGTAAAAATATGTATGAGTATGTAGAAGGAGAGGCGATGTATCCACACATCACTACACCTAACACGAGGTTTCAACCTCATAAGTACGTCATTACAGTTTTGACTGATGACAGTACAGCTTCTGATTTAGAAGCAAAAGGTATCTCTCAAGTTAGAGATAGAAGTGGGCAACCTAAGTTTGATAAACCTGCTTTTTCTTTTAGTAGAAAAGTAGAAGTTGCAGGTCGTATCAATGAAGCACCAAAGCTAATTGATAATGACGGCAACCCTATAGACGTTGCTCTTGGTAATGGCTCTAAAGTTAAGGTTAAAATTAAACCTTACAAGAATGACTATGGAACTTTTGCTGAATTAATTGCAGTTAAAGTTGTAGAGTTAGTTGAGTACGCTGAACCATCAACAGAGAACGAGGAGTTTTAGTATGATTATTACTATTAAAAAAGATGACGGAGAAAACATTTATAATGTTAACGAGATAGCTGATGAAACCAAACAAGGCGAGGCTAGAGTTATCATTTCTAAAGTGGGAACTCTTGAAACTTTAGCAGAGGCAATCAACTTTGCAAGTGCTACACATAGAGCTAATCTTGAAAAGATTTTAGAAAGCTGTGATGAAGCACTTATGGTTGAACCTGCCAAAGAGGAAGTATCTGAAACTAAAATTATAACTGAAGATACTAAAGATAAATAATAATTAGTGAGGGCTAATATGACAAGCACTTGGGATAAGGTGCATCAACCGTGTCCTATCTGTAATAGTAGTGATGCCGTTGGTGTTAATGAAGATGGGTCAGCTAAATGTTTTAGTTGCGATACCTTTATGCCTAACTATAAAGAAAGTTGCGAAGGAAAAAATATGGAAGTACAAAAAGATAATACGTTTAAACAACCTGATAATGTATCAGTCGGTTCTTTTTCAGCACTGACCGATAGAAAAATATCACAAGCTACTGCTCAAAAGTATGGGGTAAAAGTTGTCCATGACTTACAGGGTAATGTAGTAAAACATATATATCCATTTTATAATGGACATGAGTTGGCTTCAACCAAAGAAAGAAATGTACCCAATAAACAATTCTTTTGGAATGGTTCGCTAGATGATACAGGCTTGTTTGGACAACAACTTTTCAAGAGTGGCAAGTATATAACTTTAACTGAAGGCGAGTGTGATGCTATGGCTACCTATGAATTACTAGGTAGTAAGTGGGCAGTTGTCTCTATTAAACGTGGCTCATCAGGAGCAGTTCGTGATGTTAAAGATAGTCTTGAATTTCTTGAAGGATTTGATAATGTTATCATTGCATTTGATAATGACAAGGCAGGTAAGGAAGCAGCTAGAAAAGTTGCTAGGCTGTTTAAACCTAGTAAAGCTAAGATACTTAACTTACCTAATGGCTTTAAAGACCCTAATGATATGCTCCGAAACAACAAGCACAAGGAGTTTGTTGAAGCATGGTGGTCAGCTAAAACCTATACACCTTCTGGTGTCTTAAATGTTTCTGAACAAAGAGACAAGTATCACACTAGAGAAAAGAAAAACAGTGTGCCTTATCCTTGGCAAGGATTGAACGATAAGTTGTATGGATTACGACAAGGTGAATTAGTCACACTTACTGGTGGAACTGGTCTTGGTAAATCCTCTGTCACGAGAGAGTTAGAACACTGGCTCATCAAAAGCACCAAAGATAATGTCGGTGTGATTGCTCTTGAGGAGGACTGGCGAAGAACTATTGATGGGATTATTTCTATTGAAGCTAACGCTAGACTATACATAGACCAAGAACGAGAAAAGTTTACACCAGAACAACTTGATAAATTTTTTGATGTCTTGTATGACGGAGAGAATAAAAACAGAGTTTGGGTTCATGCTCACTTTGGCACGAATGATATTGATGAGATATTTTCTAAACTTAGATTTATGATTATCGGTTGTGAATGTAAATGGGTTGTAGTTGACCACTTACACATGTTAGTAAGTGCAGTATCAGAAGGCGATGAACGTAGAGCCATTGATAATATTATGACTAGACTCAGAAGTATCGTTGAAGAAACTGGTGCAGGTATAATCTTAGTATCACACTTGAGAAGAGTTGATGGTAATAAAGGACACGAGAACGGTATAGAAGTAAATCTATCTCACTTGAGAGGTTCACAAAGTATTGCTCAACTGTCTGATTGTGTCTTGGCATTGGAAAGAAATCAACAATCTGACGATGGCGATGAGTCTCGTACTACAAAAGTCCGTGTGCTTAAATCAAGATACACTGGCGATGTTGGTATGGCAACACACTTGCTTTATGACTCTAATAGTGGTAGACTATCAGAGGTAGATATATCTGACATTCAAGTTGATGAAGATGAACACGGATTTTAATTATGGATTTAGTATTTGACATAGAGACAGACGATTTAAAAGCCACTAAGGTTTGGTGTATCGTTGCTCAAGATGTAGACACAAATGAAATATTTAAGTTTCCACCTAGTAAACTTGATGACGGTGTAAAACTTTTACAATCAGCAGATAGATTGATTGGTCATAATATTGTTGGCTTTGATATACCAATGATTAAAAAGTTTTTTGATGTAGACTTAACTAAGAAAGAACTTCTTGATACTTTAGTTTTATCAAGACTGTTTAACCCTACTCGTGAAGGTGGACATTCACTAGAAAAGTGGGGGTACAAATTAGGATTTAAAAAGATTGAGTTTGAAGATTATAAAAACTATTCAGCAGAAATGTTGAACTATTGTGTTCGTGATGTTCAACTCAATACTTTAGTTTACAAAGAACTTAAAAAAGAAGCCAGAGGTTTTTCCAAAGACTCAGTTTGTTTAGAACATTCTGTTTCTGATATAATGAAACAGCAAGAAGTAAATGGATTTAAGTTTGATGAAATGGGTGCTAATTTATTATTAGCAGAACTCAGAGAACAAATGCAATCTATTGAAGATGAAGTGCATAAAACATTTCAGCCTCGTTTGGTTGATGACAAGTTAGTCAGTCCTTATGTTAAGAAAGATGGTACTCTTTCTAAAAGAGGATTGACTGACGATGAATATGAAAGGTGTTTAAACACTTCCGATTATAGACCATTTATGAGACAGACTTTACAAGAGTTTAATCTTGGTAGTCGTAAACAGATTGGCGAATATCTGACTGACTTTGGTTGGAAGCCTGACAGATTTACACCTACCGGTCAACCTATTGTAGATGAGAAAACTTTATCAGAGATAACTCATATACATGAGGCTAATCTTATAGCTAGGTTTTTATTATTGCAAAAAAGAATTGCACAGATAGAGTCTTGGTTAGAAGCATTACAAGACGATGGTAGAGTTCATGGCTTTGTCATTCCTAACGGCACGATTACTGGAAGAATGACTCATAGAAATCCTAACATGGCACAAGTTCCAAGTATCAGTAGTGAATATGGTAAGGAGTGTCGTGCCTGTTGGATTGTTGACGAAGGAAATAAATTAGTTGGTATTGATGCTAGTGGTCTTGAAATAAGAATGTTAGCACATTACATGGATGATAAGGAGTTTATAAATGAAATCATTAACGGAGACATACACACCTCTAATCAAAAACTTGCAGGACTTGAATCAAGAGATAAGGCAAAGACTTTCATCTATGCCCTCATGTACGGAGCAGGAGATGAAAAACTTGGCAAGGTGGTTGGAGGAAATACATCAGATGGCAAAAGAGCTAGACAATATTTCTTTGATAATAAACCAGAATTTAAATCTCTTAGAGATAGAGTGCAGAGAGCAGCAGCTAAGAAGTACCTCAAGGGTATAGACGGCAGAAAGCTTTACATTAGAAATAATCATGCTGCTTTAAATACTTTATTACAAGGAGCAGGTGCTATCGTTATGAAGAAAGCATTGTCTTTATTAGACAATAAACTAAAATTAAATACTATTGACTATAAGTTCGTTGCAAATATACATGACGAATGGCAAGTTGAAGTGAGGGAATCTCAAGCAGACTTTGTAGGACTTCGTGCAGTCGAGTCTATAATAGAAGCAGGAGAACATTTTAATCTTCGCTGTCCTTTAGATGGCGAATACAAAGTAGGAGACAACTGGAGTGAAACACACTAATATAAAACCTAAGAACGGAGACATTAGAGCAGATGGAAAAATGTATGATGGAACTACTTGGAGAAAGAGAGGTATTAACCATCATCTTAATGAAGAAGGTTTAGTGTTCTATAAAAGAAAGTTTAGAACTATCGAAGGATACTTACAGCAAGGTGGCAACTTAGCTAAATTAGTTTTTGGTAAAATAAAGAAACCACAAGCTATTAGTAAGATTGCTAAGATGTTATACAACAAAGAAGAAAGTGGAGACATATATATTATAAGCAATCCATCTTGGAAAGGTTGGGTGAAAGTTGGTATGGCTATTGATTCTAAAGATAGATGCAACCAATATCAAACCTCTAGTCCTTTCAGAGATTATAAATTACATTACAGTAGATTCTTTAATGATAGGAAAGATGCTGAGAAAAAAGCACATAAACTATTAAAGAAAAACTCTGAACAGAAAAAAGGAGAATGGTTTAAGATTAGCAAACAAGATGCTAAGAATATAATCGAAACAATATGAAAAATTTAGATAACTTAATAGAAGATATTTATTCTAAGCTTTCTGTCTTAGGAGAAGGAAAGCCTCTTGATGCTAGTGCTGAAGATATAGATGCTCTGGGAGAAAGTATTAAAGAGGTACTACATCATTGGGCTAATCCTTCGCCAAGAAGTTCAGATATGTTAAGAATGTCTAATATTGGTAAACCTACTAGACAGTTATGGTATGATTTAAAATCAGAGAACGAGTCTACTGAGTCTTTACCTGCTCCAGTTTTTATTAAGTTTTTATATGGACACTTATTAGAAGAAGTATTATTATTCTTAGTAAAGATTTCTGGACACGAAGTAGGTAATGAACAAAAAGAAGTATCCGTCTCCGGTATTAAAGGACACATGGACTGTACTATAGACGGAGAAGTAGTAGATATTAAGACTGCTTCAGGCTTTGCTTTCAAGAAATTTAAAGACGGTACGTTAGCAGAGCAAGATACCTTCGGCTATCTTCCACAACTTGCAGGTTACGAAGAAGCTGAAGGTACAAAAAAAGGTGGCTTCTTAGCTATGAATAAAGAGACTGGAGAGTTAGCTTTATTTAGACCTTCTGAGTTTGATAAACCTAATATTAAAAAGAAAATAAGAGATGTTAAGAAAGCAATAAAGCTTGACAAACCACCTCAAAGATGTTATAATCCAGAACCAGAAGGTAGTTCTGGCAATATGAAACTTCCTAAAGAATGTGTATATTGCAGACATAAGTTTGAATGTCATTCAGATGCTAACGATGGATTAGGTTTAAGAGTATTTAAATACTCAAGAGGCTACACTTATTTAACGCAAACACCAAAACCACCTAAAGTTATAGAGGTTACAAATGAATGGCAGAAAAGCAAAAAGACTACGTAAACATGCAACTCAGTTGTTAATTAGATGGATTAGGTCTATGACTCCTGATGGAGAAGATGCAACTAAAATTACTGCAAAAAATTTACAAGAGTTTTTACCTGAACAGACACATATATTTGCTAATAATAAATTTATGGTTAGTGCTTACACGCTTAGATGGTTTTATAAAAAGGTAAAAGAAAATCCAAACGCTACATTAGAGGAGATATTAAATGAGCAAACCTAAAACAATTAATGATATACTACTAGAGCAAGAAAGAGATATAGAACTAGAAAAAGAAAGAGATATGGTTAATAACCCTAAACATTATAACACAGGAGAGATTGAATGTATAGATGCTATTGACTCTATGTTAACCTCAGAAGAATTTATAGGATACTTACGAGGTAATTCTTTAAAGTATCGTTGGCGATTTAGATATAAAAACGGCACTGAAGATTTAAAGAAAGCAGAATGGTACGAAAATAAACTATTAGAATTATTAGATAAAATAGAGTATTACAGATAAGAATTATGGTAGAAGATAAAGTAGGACAAAAACCTTATTTAGGTATTGAGATAAATTACGAAAAAGAAAAAAATCTAGACAAGTTTAGTTTAGATACATTAAGAGATAGATATTTCTGGGAGGAAGAAACACATGCACAAGAGGCTTTTGCTAGGGCTTCAGTATTTGCTGCCACCTTCAAGGGTGTTACAGATTATGAAATGGCTCAAAGATTGTATAACTACAGTTCCGATTGTTGGTTCATGTTTAGCACTCCTATACTTAGCAACGGGGGAACAACTCGTGGGCTACCTATTAGCTGTTTTCTCAATTATGTTCCCGATAGTCGTGATGGGTTATCTTCTCATTATGACGAAAATATTTGGTTGGCTAGTTCGGGGGGTGGCATTGGTGGATACTGGGGAGATATTAGGAGTAATGGTATTTCTACTTCTAGTGGGAGTCGTTCTACTGGAAGTATTCCATTCATCCATGTAGTCGATTCTCAGATGTTAGCC